CGCTCTGCCTTCGCTGCGGCAAGTTCGGCTTCGGCCCGTTCGGCACGGCGCTTTTGCAATTCGCGCTCATCTCGCATGGCGATCAGCTCATCTGTTCGCATATCAACGTGATCCCATGCTTGTGAAGCGCCTGCCTTCGCTGCGGCGAGTTCGGCGGTGAGGGCGTCGATGTAGGCCAAGATGGCGCGAGCGTCGGCAACTGGGTATATCTCCACGGTGTCGAGGCTCAGTTCCTCGGCCCATCCCAGTTTTTCCCGCAGCCGTTCAATCGCTTCGGTCATTTCGGCGGCTCCTGTGATCGGATGGCGGCAAAATATCCTCCGGGTGCGTAGTCGCCAGTCTTGGTGAGGCGTTCCCACGCCCAGCACAGATCGAAGCGGGCGTTGGCGAAATTGCCAGCGGCAAGGTTGCGGACAGCATTGCCAAGGTGCTGCGTCACCGTTCGGCGGGCAGCCCGAAGTTCTCCGGCACTGGCGCAATCCCAGCAGCAGCCCATGCGAAGATCGTCATCGGGGTTGTTGCAATATTGGCAAATCGTCATTTCGGCGGCTCCTGTGCTCGAATGGCGGCTGCGGCTTCGCGGTGCCATGTCGCCTTTCGCCGTCTCGCAATGGCCATGTCAGCGCCGATCAGCGCCGGCTCGCCGTCTGGACGAACAATCGGGCTGTCTGCAAGTTCATCGTTCCGTGCGGCTTCTGCATCGTGCCAGCTAGCCGCCCGTTCCATCGCCAGCGGCCAGAGGCAGGCGGTGAGGCTGTCGATGTGGGCCAAGATGGCGCGGGCGTCGGTCTGTGTGATGTAACCGCCCCCGGTGTCGGGCTTGGCCGCAATCTCCTGCAGCCGTTCAATCGCGTCGTTCATTTCGGCGGCTCCTGTGCTCGGATGGCGGCAACCAGCATTTCGTTGGGCAGGCCTTTGAAGTTCTGCGCCAACTTTGCTGCGTGTTCCATCGCCAGCGGCCAGAGGTAGGCGATGGCGGCGTCTGCCATGTCACGGAAACCTTCCGCGTCATCATCGCCCCCACCGCTGGTCATGGGGTCTTTCTGAGCGCCCCAATCCAAGCCGGTCGCCTCACAAATCGCCCGCGCCAGCCCTTCACGCAGTTCAGCAGATAGCGGCGTCATTTCGGCATCTCCTGTGATCGGATGGCTGCTACTGCCAAACAGTCTCTTTCGCGCACTTGCGCAATGGACGTGTAATGTCCAAAGTGGGCGACGTGTTTTCGGTAGCAGTTGCCCGCCGCGTCCCGGTAATAGGTCAGGGTGTAGCCTAAGTCGCCACAGCCGGTGAGCATCACAATTGCAGCCACGAGCGCAGCCCGCGCCAGCCCCTCACGCAGTTCAGTCATGTTGCTTCTCCAAGATGGCGCGGACTTCGAGGCCGAGCGGGGTCATCACATCGAACGGCAGCGTGTAGGCGCTGACATCTTCCAGCAAGCCACGCCGAAAAAGCGCACGCCTCACATGAATGCCGCCCCACGCCTCTACGCTGTCAGGTATGCCAGAAGCAGACAGCACCGCCTCCCGCTGCGCCTTCGTCAGCTTGGCTGCGATCTGTTCCGGCGTCATGGCTGGCGTCCTTCAAGGGCTGCGCGGATTTCGGCAATGGTCGTCCCTGGCACGGCAGTCCAAACTGCGGCGACCGCTATCGCCTCCCGCAGCCGAGCGTTCTCCGCCTCCAACTCCTTCACCCGCGCATCGGCTGCGTCGAGAGCGGCCAGTGTTTCAAGGGCGTCTGCTGTGGTCATAGTGGTAGCAAAATTTCGCCGCAGTCGTTCGACTGCTTCTCTGGTTTCAGTCATGGCTGCTCTCCGAGGGCAGCGCGGGCAGTTTGAATTGCACCAATTGCCATCCATCCTTTGTCGCTTTCGTCGCTAGCAAACAGCGCCAGCGCCTCGACACACTCACGCAACGCCGCCACCAGTTCCGCCACCCGCGCCTCGGCTTCGGACTGGCCGACTGCGTGACCGGCGTGGTAGGCTTCGGCGCGTTCACTTCTCCGCGCGTCCAGCACAATCGCCAGCATCATTTCAAACTGATGGCGAGGCAGCCCGCCCATCCAACGTTTCGCCTGTGCCAGTGCGATCAGATCAGTCATCGGTCGTCTCCATGACAAGAAAGCCTGAAGTTTTCAGGCGAAGCGCGCACGGCGGGCAGTAGCATCCCCATATTTCGCACTCGTATTCACCGATGCCCGGCTCGTAATCCCGTGCGCGCTGGCCAAGAAACTCGCCCCTGTCGTCACCAAAAACCTCGTGACCACAGGACGCGATGATCCGACCACGAGGCGGATACTCCCACATCACACCATCTCCACAAAAGCCCGCACATCGGCAGGCAGGTCGTCCAGCACTGGCAGCGGCGGCTTGCCCAGCGAGGCGCGCACAGCGGCGTTCCACCGATCCAGATACCGGGCAGGCGGCGGTGTCACCACGTAACCGTCAGGCATGGTGACGCGCCACGTCATGCGTCCAACCCTTTCACGTCCACCGTCACCAGCGAATACTGCTTGCTCGCGCCTTGACTGACCAACGTCTTAACAAGCCAGCGCGCGTCCTCTTCGTCGACGAACGCGCGGTCAATCACGCCACCGCTCCTGCCATCGTAATAGCGCCACAGGATGAGCCACACGGTCATGCGTCGTCTCCCATGATGCGACGGCGTGCCTCTGTCAGAGGGCGCGGACGGTAATACTTGAGTTCGGTGTAATCCATCTGCCCCACGCACCACTCAACGGCGGCTTTCCACACATGTTCCTCGGGGATCACGTCATGCTTTTGGCGCTGCATCCATTCGGCATACGCAGCGCGCCATGGCGGCGCAGTGTCAGCGGCAATCGCAATCCCCGCCGCCTCCCACGCCCGCTGCAACGTCTCCGCGCTCCAGCCGATAGCCGCAGCCACCTTCCGAACCTCGCTCATCGTCTTCGTCATCTCAGCCATTGCTCTTCCCTCCGTTGTGCGCCGTGCGGCGCTTGATGCCATTGGCCCGGGCCTGCCTGTAGATGGCAGGGCGGCTCTCGCGCAGCGCCGCCGAGAAGCGGCACGTGGAGCCCCAGCCGTGTTCCCGGGCGAGATCCTTGATGGTCATGGTCGTGTCCCATTGCCCCACCGCCGGCAGCGTCCGCGCACCGCGCGGGCGGTGCAGGCCGGTCGCCTTGCGCCACGCGCGGACGGTGTCACGGTCGGCGCCTAGCATGGCCATGAGCTCGTCGTTGCTGTGCTCGAGGGCCAGATCGTGGAAGGCGTCGGGGGCGGCGTCAATCGGCATGCTGCGCGTCTCTCTGGTGCGCCAGCTGCGTCTGGTACGACGCCTGCCGCAGCTGCGAGATAAGCCGCTCGGTCATGACGACGGGCGACACGCGCCCGTCGTCGTACTGCCAGAAGAAGCGGCGGTCGCGGATGATGGCGCGGCGCTGGCTCATGCTGCACCTCTGGCGCGGGCGATGGCGGCGCGGGCGTTGTCGAACACCGGCCCCTCGTTGTCATATCCCAGCCGTTCGCCGCGCGCTTCGGCAATGCACGTCATATCCTCCAGCGCCTCCAGCAAGTCAGGCGCTGCCCGCATCTGCCTCGCAAGGTCGCGTAAGTCGTATTCAGGCTTGTAGCCTCGCGGCAATTCTCGCTTGACGCGCAAACCCCCGATGATCACACCACCAATGCCAAAATCGACACCACCGCAACCGTCGTCGCACATCCAAATCTTAGCGCCCATGCTCACTCTCCCTTCGCTTTCCGCAGCGCGGCGCGGATAGCCCCCAACAGTTCCGGGATGCCCTCCTGCGTGTCGTCATCCTCGAACCCGGCGACAAACGCCTCAGCCCGATCCAGCGCGGTCAACATACACGGCGCGGCGGCGATCACGCGGGCGTTAGCCCGCGCTGCATCACTGTTAGGTTCGTCAACCTCCGACCAAAACCGTGAGTTGCAATGGGTGATCAGACCACCCTTGCCGTTTAAGACTTTAGCGGGATTTTTGGGGTCGATAACCCATGGCCCCGGTGTGTGCTGCGCGCTCATGCCCGCACCTGCTCGCTGGCGCGCACCTTGGCGACGATCTCGGCCGCGATGGCGTCGGTCTTCACGGCGTCGATCTCGTCGTGCTGCGCGTCGGCGTAGACGCGCTCGACGATCTCCCAGCCCTCGCCGATGACGTACGTGCCGTTGTCGCCGTTGTTCACGTCGAGGTCGCGCACGACGCCGATGCCGACGGACGACTCGCCGCCGAAGAAGGCGCCGATGGCCTGCGTCAGGCGGGCGAGGCCGTAAGCCGGATCAGCCGCCGGGTCGCGGTAGCCCAGCTCGCGGGCGGCCTTGAGGAAGCCCTCGATGCTGGCGCGGCCGCCGTTCCCGTGGACGTAGATGCCGACGTTGCTGACGCTGTACGGCGCGGTGGTGATGACTGCACGGTTGCCCATGGTGTGTGCTCCTTAGCTTGTGGGGCGGCGCCCCGGTTGACGGTGGGGTTAGGCGGCTGCGAGCTTGGCGTCGCAGTCAGCCACCACGAGGAGATTGACGTTCAGGCACTGCTGCCGAGAGTGCCAAGCGCCGGCGACATGCGCGCCGTCTTTAATTGCCTTGATGTTAGCCATGGCGGCGGCGCGGCGGGCAAGAAGGCGTTCGGTGGTCATCGGTCGGTCTCCTGACTGTGGGGCGGCGCCCCGGTTGGTGAAGACAGGTATAGGGCCGCTGGCCCATTAGGTCAACGGCCCTGTAGCTACATTACGCATTTGTAATCTTGGGCGTCAGTTCTGCAGGAACAGGGCCAGCAGACTGAGCGCAATCGAGATCGTGGCGAGCGAGCGCGCGTCGTTCAGCGCTGTCGGCGCGGAGCCGAACAGGAACAGGACGGCGAGAGCTCCGGTAAGCAGCGCGCCGATGAAGAGGAGCGTGGTCATCGGTCGAGCTCCTCCGGCGTCGCAAAGCCGAACATCGGCAGGAAGAAAAACGCCTGCCCGCGCTCGCGCATGACTGCCGCGCCCTGTATTTCGTTGCTTGCCCATGCGGCGTCCCGTGCGGCCTCCCATGCGGCGTCCCGTGCGGCATCCCATGCGGCGTCCCATGCGGCGTCCCGTGCGGCATCCCATGCGGCGTCCCATGCGGCGTCCCGTGCGGCGTCCCGTGCGGCGTCCCGTGCGGCGTCCCGTGCGGCATCCCATGCGGCGGCCCCTGCGGCGTCCCGTGCGGCGGCCCCTGCGGCGGCCACCTTCCGCCAATCCTCTGCCGTCATGCGGTCGAGATGCCGCCAGAACGCCAAGACGCGCTGCGCCTGATCTCCCAGCACCTTTTCCGGCTCGGTCAGAACGCACGTAGGCGCACCCGGCACACTGTCATTCACGCGGCGCAACAGCACAGCATGGGCGCGGCTGATGCCCAAAAGCCTCGCCGTCTCGCGGTCAGCCTCTGCCTGCTCAATGTTGCGTAACGCCTCAGGCGTCATGCCGCCGATGTAGTGCAGCACCTGCCCCTGAGCGCACATACAGCCGTCATTGCTGATTAGTTCACCCTTGAAGGGAATGTCAGTCGGCCAGCGGGCCAACAGGTCGTCAACAGTCATCGTCATCGGTCGTCTCCCTTCAAGTGAAAAGCCATGCAGCCAGCGCCCAGACGAGCCAAAGCATGCCGACGGTCACGGGCGCGGCGAAAAAACCGAGGAACGCGCCGATGTCCCTGTCGTAGCGGTTGAGCGCGGCCCCCAGAACGGCGCCCAACACCGCGCTGCCGATCAGCACGCCGGCGCCGAGCTTCAGGTTGGCCTCGTCTTCAGGCGTGCGTACCGGCTCCACGCGCTGTACGCACTCCGCATACAGCTGGCGTTGCGCGGGGGTGGACCCGGCACTGTTGAAAGTCGCAAGCAGGGCGGTGCAAGCCTCGTCCTGCGCCCGGCTGCTCTGGGCCGCCGCCGCGATTGAGACTGCTGTGATAGCCACGCTGGTGCTCACTGGTCGTCTCCCTTCAGCAGTTCGGCCAGCAGCTCGTTGTCGCTAAGCCGGGCCAGCACGTCCTCCAGCGTCTCCGCCGGGTCGGTGATGCCGTACAGCAGCCAGTTGGTGTTAGCCCGGCCGCCGGCGCGGTCGGCCTCCTGCGCGGTGGCAAAGCCGCCCACGCGGTGCAGGATCTCGCTGTCGCTCCACAGCTCGTATGCGAACTTGCCGGGTGCCTCTGCGTCCTTGCCTGTCGTCCAGCCCATGTCAGTGTCTCCGTGTCGTGGGGCAGCGCCCCGTTGCTGATGCACCATGCTTAGGGCCGGCGGCCCAACAGGTAAACGGTCATTTCGGCACATTACGCATTTGTAATGTTGGAGCTCTGCTGCTCGGCCTCGCGCTCGAGGCGGCGCAGCAGCTCGCGAGCCTCGCGCACCGCCTGAACGGCCCGGTCGCGCTGGGCCACTGCAGCCAGCCAGTGCTGGCGCGCCTGCTCCGGCGTGGTGATGGCGAGGTGCGGCGAGTCGAGCTCGGCGAAGTCGCGGCCGTGCTTGCGCAGGTAGTCGCGCAGGGCGTCGAGCGAGCGCCGGCCGAAGCCGGGGATGCCGAGCAGCTTGCCCGGCGACAGCCGGGCAAGTGCTTCGAGGTCGGTCGGGTCGATGCCGCGCTTCCGCAGACAGCGGTCGACGCGGGGGTTGAGCTCGGCGGTCACTCGCTGATGATGCCTTGGGCGATCAGATCCTGCGCGGTGCGCCCGAACCAGCCCTGCAGCCTATAGGCCAGACCGGTGTCGTGCAGCGTCTGCCACGCGTCGATGATCTGCTGCTCGTCGTCCGCTTCGATGAAGCCCTCGGCCAAGCCGACGGCGGTGAAGGTGTCCATGATGGTCATTGCTCAGTGCTCCTTGTCTGGCGGGCGGTCAGCCCAACTGATTCTTGATCGCGAGGGCTTCGTAAAACAGGTCGTCCTGCATCTCCGCGAGCAGGCCGATGCGCCGGTACATCTCGGTGCGGTCGGCGACGCACAGATCGTTGTCACCCGGATAGTCCCGGCCGTTCGGCATCACAGCGCGCAGGGCGTCGATGGCCTGCTGCAGGTGGCGCCGCGCGATGGCGCGGCCCTCTATTAGGTCATTAGCGCTGCTGCCGTTGATGTTGAGGGTGGGCGAGATCATGTGCGTTGCTCCTCTGCTCAGAAGTTCCACGGGGTGGCACCGCGCTCAGTGGCGATGCGGCGGGCGTCGCGCTTGTCGGCGGCGACGATGGTCTCGACCTTAGTGGTGCGGCCGTCCGGGCCGATGTGGTGCAGGTCGAGCTCGCTGCGTCCCTTGACGCGGTAGTAGCAGGCGCGGATCGGGGTCATGTGCGTTGCTCCTTGTTCGAGGATGATTAGGCGACGGTCCAGCCGTACGAGGACAGCCCGAGCCAGCCAGCGTACCGGGAGAGCCAGTTGTAGCGCCAGATGGCCTGCGTCTTGCGCTCAACGTTGAAGATGTAGTGGTGCCCGTCGCGGCCGACAGCCCAGACGCGGAACGGCGAGCCGCGCACGGCGCCCCAGACGTTCGCCACCGGACAGGCGCTGGCGTAGAAGGTGGCGATGATGTTTTCGCGATCAGTGGTCATGTGCGTTGCTCCGTTGGTTGATGCCCCCTTATACGGGCCAGAGACCCATCTGTCAACCGCAGAGTTGCATTACAAATGTGTAAGGTTTGCGGGCTGGGCGTATCAACCGTGGGGTTGCCAACATTGCAACACGGGTATGCATGTTGCATCGTGTTGTAGTGCTGCGGCAGGCGCTGAAACGCCAGCAAATGCAACACGGTGTGGGGGACACCCCCTTTAGGGGGTGCCCCACGTGTTGCACTGGCGTTGCGAGCCGGGGTGATGTTGCGTTGTGTTGGATGATGCTGCGATGCGCGGGTTGGTGATATTCGTGACGGATGGCGCGGGGCGCCGGGTTGCAACTCGGGAGTTGCTGGGTTGCGCGTCGGGCCAGAGGGCTCTACGTGAGTGTGGTCAATCGAGACGGAGCACGCAATGACGAAGTCGAGAAATCTGGAGGGGTTCAGTGAACCGCGCCACGCCGAGATGGTGCGGAGGCAGAACGCGGAGCGAGGCTCGCGCGATCTGCTGGCGGCCATCGCGCGGCTGGCGTTCAAGGAGGGCGTCGCCCTGCGCGGCATGACGCCGGAGGAGCAGCTGGCTGCGGCCAAGGCTGACGGGTGGCAGGGGCGCGTCATCGGCGCGTCGCGCTGGGCTGGTGGTGCTGTGCGCGGTGTGGTAAGGTTGCCGTCATGAGCTATCCGAGCAAAAAGACGCCCGAGGTGGTCGACGAGATCCTGCGCCGCCTGTCCGATGGCGAGCCGCTGGCTGCGATCTGCCGCAGTGACGAGCGCTTTCCGCACCCGGTGGTGTGGGGTCGGTGGGTAGACGCAGACGAAGAGCTGGCCATCGCGTATGCGCGTGCGCGCGACGTCGGAGCGCATGCCATCGCCGAGCAGGCGCTGGCTCTGGCCGACGGCGTAGCGGTGCACGGCGAGTCGATCCAGAAGGCCAAGCTGCAGATCGAGACGCGCCTCAAGCTGCTCGCCAAGTGGAACCCCAAGCTCTACGGCGACACGACCAAGATGGCGCTGACCGGCGCGGACGGCGGCGCGATCAAGACGGAGGCCGTGGGCGCCACGCCCGACGCCATGCGCGAGCTGACCGAGGCGCTGCTGAAGCAGGCGGCCGACAAGGCGAAGGGCTGAACATTACGCATTTGCAATGTTGACAGCACGGGCCGGTGGCCCTATAGCTGGTGTCACCAACCGAGGGGCGCTGCCCCGCCAAACAGGAGACGACAGATGGCTGCTTCACCACAGTTCAAAGTGTTCAATCCGCGCCGCCCCCGCAGCCCGGCCCAGCGCCGGGGGCCTTATGGTGTGTACACGAACCAAGGAGCACACGACATGGACATATGGGACATCTTCGAGCAGGAAGAGGCCAAGCGCCTCGAGGAAGAGCGCGCGGCCATTGCCGCAGAACTTGCCGCTTTCCGGGCGCTGCCGCAGGCCGAGCAGGATCGCATCAGCGCCGAGCGTCAAGCCAAGTTAGACGCGCTGTTCGGCGCAGCCGACCCTGACGAGGACGACGAGGAAGAGGACGACGACGGCGAGGACTGACGCCCGGCGCCATGGGTCACTTGCCGAACCGGCGCTCCAGCCCTATCCTAGGGGCCAGTGAGCACAGCCGCCATCCTCCCGACGCTGAACGCGCAGCAGCAGGCGTTTGCCCTGTGGCAGCACCAGTGGGCCAACACGGCGCGCCCGAACCAGATCCCTGAGCTCGTGTCGCCCTCCGGCTTCGTCGAGATGGGCTACTTGGCCGGTCGCGGCTTCGGCAAGACCAGAGTCGGCGCCGAGTGGCTGGGCCGCGCCGTCTACCTCGACCCGGACGGCTACGACAGCGCGGTCATCGCCCCGACCTATCAGGACGTCAAGTTCACGTGCTTCGAAGGCGAGTCCGGCCTGCTCAGCGTCATCCCGCCCGAGCTGATCAAGGCGTACAACAAGAGCGACCTCGTCATCGAGATGTACAACGCCACCGGTGGCGTCTCGTCGATCCGTGGCTTCACGGCCGAGAAGCCCGAGCGCTTGCGCGGCCCGCAGCATACCCGCATCTGGTGCGACGAGCTGGCTGCGTGGATGTACGACGACGTGTGGGACATGGCGATGATGGGCCTGCGCCTCGGGCCCAAGCCGCAGGTCCTGTGGACGACGACGCCCAAGCCCAAGGAGCTGGTCCGCAAGCTCGTGGCCAAGAAGCCCGGGCGCGTGATCGTCACCGGCGCGACGTACGACAACCGCGCCAACCTGCCCGACAGCTTCTTCGACCAGCTGGCGCAGTACGAGGGCACAACGCTCGGCCGGCAGGAGCTGTACGGCGAGCTGATCGACCCGGAAGAGAGCGGCATCGTCAAGCGCAGCCACTTCCGCCTGTGGCCGCACGACCGGCCGCTGCCGCGCTTCGACCTCGTCGTCATGTCGCTCGACACGGCGTTCACCGAGAAGACCATGGACAAGCGCAGCGGCGACCCGGATCCGACGGCCTGCACCGTCTGGGGCGTGTTCCACCACGAGAAGCGCAACAACGTCATGCTGCTCGACTGCTGGGACGAGCACCTCGGCCTGCCCGACCTGATCCGCAAGGTTCGCAAGGAGCTCAACGTCGCGTACGGCGACGACGACGACACGGCCGTGATCAAGCCGCTGTTCGGCAGCAGCAAGCCGATCACGTCCGGCCGCAAGCCCGACATCCTGCTGATCGAGGACAAGGGTAGCGGCATCAGCCTGCGCCAGATGCTCGAGCGCGAGGGCATCGAGGCCTACGCCTACAACCCGGGGCGCGCCGACAAGCTGACACGCCTGCACATCGTCAGCCCGATCTTCGCGCGCCGCATGGTGTGGCTGCCTGAGAGCGCCAAGTACCCCGGCCAGCCGCGCAACTGGGTCGACCCGCTGCTGCACCAGCTGTGCTCGTACACCGGCCCGGGAAGCATCAAGCACGACGACTATGTGGACAGCGTTTCCCAAGCCTTGCGCCTGATGATGGACAAGCGCCTGCTGGATGCGGTACAAGTGCGCAAAGATGAACTGACTGGGCCCCCGCCCAAGCCAGTCGCCAACCCCTACGCGGCCTAGAAGGAAGCGCGATGGACGAAGACGAGCTGCCCGAGACCGAGGCCGAAACGGTCGAACTCGAGGACGACGAGCCCGACGTTGTCGACACCGAAGACGGCGGGGCGATGGTGCGTCTCGATGACGACGAGGACGAGCTCGCCCCGCGCAGCGAGGACTTCTACGCCAACCTCGCCGAGACCATGCCCGACAGCGATCTGGCCCATCTGGCGCAGCGCTACGTCGACCTGATCGGCAAGGACAAGGAAGCGCGCAAGAAGCGCGACGAGCAGTACGAGGAGGGCCTGCGCCGCACCGGTCTGGGCGACGACGCGCCCGGCGGCGCGCAGTTCCAAGGCGCGACCAAGGTCGTGCACCCGATGCTGACCGAGGCGTGCGTGGACTTCGCCGCGCGTGCCATCAAGGAGCTCTGCCCGCCGACCGGCCCGGTCAAGGACTTCATCCCGGGCCAGCCCGACGGCGACAAGGTCAAGAAGGCCAAGCGCAAGACGGCGTTCATGAACTGGCAGCTGACCGTGCAGGCGACGGAGTTCCGCGCCGAACTGGAGCAGCTCCTGACGCAGGTGCCGCTGGGCGGCGCGCAGTACCTGAAGGTGACGTGGAACGAGGCGCGCAACCGCCCCGAGTTCATGTTCGTCGCCATCGACGACATGTACCTGCCGTTCGCCGCGACGAACTTCTACACCGCGCAGCGCAAGACGCACGTGCAGTACCTGACGGCCGTGGACTTCGACCGGCGCGTCAAGAGCGGCATGTACCGCGACGTCGACCTCGGCCCGGCTGGGCAGGAGCCGGACGTCAGCGTGGCCGAGAAGGCCAACAACAAGATCGAGGGGCGCACTGAGACGTCCTACAACGAGGACGGCCTGCGCACCGTCTACGAGATCTACGCCATCGATGACATCGAGGGCAACGGCATGCTGCCGTACATCGTCAGCATCGACAAGCCGAGCGGCAAGGTGCTGAGCATCTACCGCAACTGGGACGAGCTGGACGAGGCGCAGGAAGAGCTGCAGTGGTTCGTCGAGTTCCCGTTCGTGCCGTGGCGCGGCGCATACCCGATTGGCCTGCCGCACATGGTCGGCGGCCTGAGCGCGGCCGCGACGGGCGCCCTGCGGGCGCTTCTCGACAGCGCGCACATCAGCAACAGCCAGACGATGCTGAAGCTCAAGGGCGGCAGCAAGGGCGGCCAGAGCCTCGAGATCCAGCCGACGCAGGTCATGGAGATCGAGGGCGGTCTGGCGGCGGACGACATCCGCAAGCTGGTCATGCCGCTGCCGTACAACCAGCCGTCGCCGGTGCTGTTCCAGCTGCTGGGCTTCTTGGTCGACGCCGGCCGCAGCGTCATCCGCACGACGTTCGACGACGTCGCCGACGGCAACCCCAACGCGCCTGTCGGCACCACGCTGGCCAAGCTCGAGCAGGGCATGGTGGTGTTCAGCGCCATCCACGCCCGCCTGCACAACTCGATGCAGAAGATGCTGGGCATCCTGCACCGCCTCAACGCCATGTACCTCGACGACGAGGAGGTCGAGGCCGAGATCGGCGAAGAGCTGGCGACGCGCGAGGACTTCGACGGCCCGCTCGACGTGGTGCCCGTCAGCGACCCGAACATCTTCAGCGAGGCGCAGCGCTTCGCACAGGTGCAGGCGGTGGCGCAGCGCTCGGCGCAGCTCCCACAGCTGTACAACTTGCGCAAGGTCGAGGAGCGCATCCTCGACACGCTCAAGATCCCCAACGCCAAGGACCTGCTCAACCCGGCGCTCGAGCCCAAGGAGCAGAACGCCGTCAACGAGAACGTCGCGGCGACCATGGGCCGCCCGATTGTGGCCTTCCCCGAGCAGGACCACATCGCGCACCTCAAGACGCACCTCGCCTACCTGATGTCGCCGGCGCTGGGCATGAACCCGCTCATCGCCCCGACGTACATTCCGGCGATCCTGAACCACATCAAAGAGCACATCGCGATGTGGTATGCCTCGAGCGTGTTCGAGCTCGGCAACGAGGCGGCTGGCACGGACATCGGCAAGCTGCTCAAGGAGCTGAAGGACGCCGACGGCAAGCGCGCCTTCGACGGCATGCTGGCCGAGGCCTCGCAGACCGTGGCGCAGACGGCCGGCAACGTGTTCGCGGCGCTGCCGCCCGTCATCCAGCAGGCGCAGGCCGTCATGCAGCAGTTCGCGCCCCAGCCGCCCGTCGACCCGAGCGTGCAGCTCGCGCAGGCCCAGCTGCAGGCGCAGGCCCAGCGCGACGCGCAGCGCGCCCAGATCGACGCGCAGCGCCTCCAGCTCACCGCCGCGCAGACGCAGCAGAAGGCGCAGCTCGACACCGCCAAGCTGCAGCTCGACGCGCAGCAGGAGCAGGCGCGTCTGGCCGCCGACCAGCAGGCTGAGCAGCAGGAGACACAGCGCAAGATGGCTGAGATGCAGGTGCGTCAGGCGATGAACACGCAGGACAACCTGACCGCCATGGAACTGGCGCAACTCGAGGTCGAGACGGGTGAGCGCTTCGGCGTCAGCACCGGCACCGGCATCAACCCGTAACGAGGAGACGACCCATGGCTAAAGACACCAAAGGCAAAGAGATGGGCAAGGGCCCGATCAACATGCACAAGGCCCTGAAGATGGGCCACGCAGTTGAGACGGGCGCCGGCAAGGGCGCGATGGGCGGCAAGAACCCGCCTAAAACGCGTCCGTGAGACTTGAGGCTTTCCTGCAGCGTCTGGAGCAATCGCAGGCCGATCTGGCACGCGATGCGCTGCAGCAGCCCCAAGCCCGCGACACATTCGAATATGGGCGTGTCGTCGGGATATACGCGGGCCTTGAGCTCGCCAAGACTGTGTTGATCGACATGGTGGCGGAGAAAGAGCGCAAGGACTTCGATCTGTAACCCCTAGTCAAGCGGAGGAGCACCCGTGCAAGACTACATTCTGAACAAAGTAGAGTTTGCGTACGAAAACCTCGACGAAGCCTTTCCGGCCGTCGATCCGGGCGTGGAGCCTTTCGGCAGCCGCGTCCTGTGTCAGATCCGTCTGGCCAAAAAGAAGACCAAGGGCGGCATCATCCTGACCGGCGATACCAAAGACACCGAGCTTTGGAACACGCAGGTCGCCAAGGTGATTGCCGTTGGCTCGCTCGCCTTCAAGAACCGCAACACCCAAGAGGCTTGGCCCGAGGGTTCGTGGTGCTCTGCTGGCGATTTCGTCCGCGTCCCCAAGTACGGTGGCGACAAGTGGACGGTTCGACTCGACGAGGACCGCGAAGTCATCTTCGTCATATTCAACGATCTGGATCTGATCGGGCGCGTCACGGGCGATCCGCTCGCGATGAAGGCCTTCGTCTGATCCATAAGGCTGAAAGGAGCCGGTCATGGCTGATATCAACGAAGACAAAGACGACGATCTGGTAATCGTCGAGACTGACGGCGATACGGAAGAGCAGCAGCAACCCGAGGCGCAGGCCGCCGAGGAGGCTGACGACGAGGACGAAGGCGACGAGGAGCGCATGGGCGTCTCGGAGGACGACTCCGAGGACGAGATCGTCTCCAAGGGCGGCAAGACCCGCGAGAACCGCGTCAAGCGCCGCCAGCTGCAGAAGGCCGCCAAGGAGCGCGCCCAGCGCGAGCTGGAGTTCCTGCGCCAGCAGAACGCCGAACTGGCGCGCCGCGTCGCTGCCATCGAGGGCAACAGCCTGACGCAGAACGCCGCTGTCGTCGAGCAGCACATGCGGCAGGCGCTGAGCGAGGCGCAGCAGGCCGAGGCGATCATCGCCAAGGCAGTCGAGGCCGGCAACGGCGAGGACGTGGCAGTCGCCATGCGTCTGCGCGACGAGGCGAAGCAGCGCGCTGCGCAACTCGCTGACTACAAGCAGCGCGTCGATGCCGCCGCCGCTCAGGCGCAGCAGCCCCGCGTCGATCCGCGCGTGACGAACTACGCGCAGCAGTGGCTCGAGGCCAACCCGTGGTATGACCCGCAGGCCCGTGACGAAGAGAGCGCCATCACCAAGGCCATCGACAACGCCATGGCGCGCGAGGGCTGGAACCCGGCCAGCGAGGAGTACTGGCACGAGCTGACGCGGCGCGTCGCCGGCCGCATCAACGGCGGTGCCCCGGCCGACGCCGGTGAGCGCAGCCCGCGCCGCAAGGCCCCGCCCACGGGAAATACGCGCGAGCACGCCCCGGCAAGCACGAAGAACGAAGTGTACGTGACACCGGAGCGAAAACAGGCTATGATCGACGCCGGCGTTTGGGATGACCCTATGGCTCGCAAGCGCTACTTGAAGGCGTATCAGGAATACGACCGCAATTCGGCTCGCTAAACAGGAGAGAGCTAATGTCTGAAGAACGTATGGATGATCGCCTCAAGAAGGAACTGGGTGTTAGCCGTCAGCCCCGGGCTGCGCAGGACCGTCACGCAACGGAAAACCGCGCAATTTCCGATGATGAGCGGCTCGAGATGTTCCGCATGCAACTTTACAACGACGCACTTCCTAGCATCCCAGATATCCCCGGATATCACATTTGCTGGCTGACGACGACGAACAAGGGTGACACGGTCCAACAGCGCATCCGTCTCGGTTACGAGCTCATTCGTGCCGAAGACGTGCCCGGTATGGAACTGGTGACCCAGAAGACCGGCGAATACGCCGGTTGCGTCGCCGTCAACGAGATGGTCGCGGCTAAGCTGCCCTTGTCCTTGTATTACAAGTACATGCAGGAAGCTCACCACGACGCCCCGCTCCGCGAGGAGGACAAGCTCGCCGAAACCGCTGAACTGATGCGGGAACAGGCCGAGCGTTCGGGTGGCCGGCTGTATGAGGGCGACGGTATGTCGGAAATGCGTCAGAACACCCCTCTCCGTGGCAGCTTTGCCTAAGAGAGGGTCAACGCAACCCTTTCATGAGGAACTAGGCTCATGTCCATGACGGTTAATGCACCGTTCGGTCTGCGCCCCGCGTACTCGCCGAGCGGTGTGATTCGTCCCACCGCCTTCACTTGCGCGTCGGGCTACAACCAGAACATCTTCCAGAACCAGCCGGTTCGTATCGCCCCCACCACCGGTGGCGGCGAAACCGAAGGCACCATTGTGGCCTCGGCCGTGGGCGCTCCGTTCATCGGTGCGTTTCAGGGCGTCGAGTTCACCGACAGCGACGGTCGCCGCCGCGTGTCGAACAAGTGGACTGCCTCGCAGGTCGGCACCGATGTCGTGGCTTACGTCACGCTCGACCCGACCATTGTCTACGAAGTGCAGAGCAACGCCGCTCTGACCGTCGCGGACATCGGCAAGCAGTATGATCTGACTGCCATCACCGGCAACACCACGACCGGCCTGAGCACTCAGGCTCTGGATGTGGCTTCGGCCGCCGCCAACGCTTCGGTTCGTCTGATCGGCATCACCGCCGGCCCGGACAACAACTGGGGCGACACGTACGTCATCGCGCAGGTTCAGGTCAGCGAACACCAGTTCGTTGCTGACAAAGCTGCCATCTAATTAGGAGGGCTTGAACTATGGCTATGCCGATGCGTTCAACCGATTTTCGTTCAATCGTTGAACCGATCCTGAACGAAGAGTTCAATGGTATCTACGACCAGCGTGCTGATGAGTGGTCTCAGGTCTTCAAGGAGTTCAAGGGCATCCCCCGGAACTACCATGAAGAGCCGGTCCTGTACGGCTTCGGGGCTGCCCCGGAACTGCCGGACGGCATGCCGGTGACCTACCAGTCGGGCGGTGTGCTGTTCATCCAGCGCTACGTCTACAAGGTCTACGGTCTGGCTTTCGCCCTGACCAAGGTGCTGGTGGAAGACGGCGATCACATCCGTATCGGTCAGACCTACGCGCGTCACCTCGCGCAGTCGCTGATCGAAACCAAGGAAACCCTTGGCGCCAACATCCTGAACCGCGCGTTCAACGCGTCGTATCCGGGTGGTGACGGTGTGTCGCTGGTCAACGCCAACCACCCGACCGCTGCTGGCACCTTCAGCAACCAGCTCAACGTGGCTGCGGCTCTGTCGCAGACCTCGCTGGAGCAGCTGCTGATCCAGATCCGCAACGCCGTGGACAACAACGGCAAGCGTATCCGCCTGACGCCGAAGAAGATCGTCGCCGGCCCGGCGAACGTCTTCCAAGCCGAGGTGCTGCTGAAGAGCGTGCTGCGCGCTGGCACGGCCGACAACGACATCAACCCCGTGAAGAGCATGGGGCTGCTGACGGACGGTCAGGCCAACCTGTCGCGTATCACCTCGAACACCGCTTGGTGGGTGCAGACCGACGCGCCGGAAGGCCTGAAGCTGGCCATGCGCCGTGGGCTCGAGAAGTCCATGGAAGGCGACTTCGAGACCGACTCGATGCGCTACAAGGCCACCGAGCGTTACGCGTTCGGCTGGACCGATCCGCGCGGAGTCTACGGTACACCCGGAATTTAACACTTTACGGGTGTCTGTCCAAAGTGGTAGGGTCTTCATCGGCCCTACCACCAAGGACGACAGAAATGCCAACTAAATGCCACGTACATAACTGCACCAAGCCTTCCGTTTCCAAGGGGCTTTGCGATACACACCGCAAACGTGTAGCTCGCCACGGTTCAACCGAGCAGACGCGCCCCGCAGATTGGGGTGCCAAAGAAAAACACCCTAAATACGTCGCGTGGTGCAATCTGCGCCGCTATCACCGCGACGCGATACCGGAGACGTGGGCTGCAGACTTTTGGGTTTTCGTTGCGGAAACACCCGACAAACCCGAGGGTCGTGCGACCATCCAGCGTGCGGACACTGCGCGTCCGTGGTCTGCGGACAATTTCTACTGGAAAGAGCCCATCGTCTCGGAAGTAAAGCGCGTTGAGCACGCAGCCTACATGCGTGAGTACGCTCGCAAGCTGCGCGCCGTAAATCCCGATTACAGCAAAAACGCGTTTTTGCGGCGCCGTTACGGCATCAGCATCGACCGCTACAACGAAATGCTCGCAGACCAAAACGGCTGCTGCGCCATCTGCGGCAAGGCCGAGGCCAACGAGATCCGGGGTAAAGTCGTCGCGCTTGCAGTCGACCACTGCCACGACACGGGCACCGTGCGGGCGCTTCTCTGCTCTGCCTGCAACACCGCTCTCGGCCTCTTCAACGACGACGTTGCCCTACTAGCCAAGGCGCAGGCCTATGTGGTATATCATAGGCAATCTGGGAAATCCCCAGCTCGCCAGACCGACCCAGCGGACGTTGCACAGACTGGCGAGCGACTTGTGCATAAGGACTCGTAACCATGGGTACGACCACTTTTTCCGGTCCAGTAGTCTCGCTGAACGGCTTCACCGGCAACATGACCGGCAACGTCACGGGCAACGTCACGGGTGACCTGACCGGCCGCGTCTTCGGCACCGTTGCCACCCGCGCTGGCGCTGGCGCTGTGCCGATCACCGCCGGCACGGTTCAGATCACGACCACCGGCAGCGCTGCTGCGCTGACCCTCGCCAACGGCGCGGCTGGTCAGCTCCTGTCGCTTGTCATGACTGTTGACGGCGGTGGCGACGCCACGCTGACCCCGACCACCAAGACCGGCTTCTCGACCATCGTGTTCGGCGCAGTCGGCCACTCGGTCACGCTTCAGTACTTCACCACGCTGGGCTGGATGGTTCTCGACAACTACGGCGCTACCGTTAACCCGTAATCGGTATGGGGGCAGGCTGGGCGAATGGAAGTGCGCCCGGTCTGCCTCCTGTTATAGGAGGACCCGCCCATGCGCCCCATCCAGCAGACCATCGACATCGCTGCGGCGACGACGAACGGCATTGTCACCTCGACGAAGCCCGAGAACGGTGTTGATCTTACGCTCAACGGCTCCCTCGTGTCGGGCGGCGTGGCCACGCCGACCTATCCGACGCAGGTCAGCTTCGCCAGCACCAGCAATCTCTCGACCGTGACGTTCACCGTCTTCGGCACTGGCACCGACAACAACCCGCTGTCGGAAGAGATCGTCGGCCCGAACAACAACACGGTGACTGGCACGAAGACCTTCAAGACCGTCACCCGCATCGCCGTGGCGACTACGACGACGTTCACCACTGAGCGTGTCGTTGCCGGCACCGCGTCTGTGGGCATCGGCACCGGCCCGTGGTGGCCGCTGGACATCTACACGCCCAATCAGGTGACGACCATCTCGGCGAACATCCTCGCCAGCGGCAGCGCCACCTACAGCATCCAGTACACCAACGAGGACGTGTTCAACCTGCCGGCCGCTGACTGCCTCGCTGTGGCACACCCGGCTGCCGGTGGCGCGTTTACCAGCGCATCGACTGACCAGACGCACTTCACCACGACCTTGATGCGCGCCGTGCGCGTCAACGTGGCGAGCGGCGCCGGGCAGCTGCGCGTAACCGTGGTTCAGCAGTCCACCGCCTAAGAGGGGCACCGCATGGCCAACGTCAAGATTACCGACCTCACAGCGGCCACGACGCCCCTCGCGGGCACCGAGCTGTTCGAGACGGTGCAGGGCGGCTCGAGCAAGAAGGTGGCGGCGAGCGCGATTGGCAACAGCGCCAATGCGCTCCCGTACGCCTCGCTTGTCGGGCGCGCGTACATTCAGGCGTTCAGCAACACTGACCAGACGGGCAGCATCTCGGCGGCAACGGCGATCAAGCTGGAGAACACGTCGTTTGGTGCGGGCATCAGCATTACGAACGATGGCGGCGGCAACCCGACGCGCATCACGTTCGCGGTGGCCGGCACGTACATGCTTGCGCCGAGCATTCAGTTCGTAAACTCCGCAGGCGCAGACCATACGGCAACTGTCTGGTTCCGCCTGAACGGCACCAACATTGCCAACTCTGCGACCATCACATCAATACCAAAGGCGTCTGAAGGCGGTGCGCAGTTTTTTCAGATCGTGATCTATGAGCAGGTGACGGCGGGTCAGTACATTGAGATCATGTGGTTGCCATCCAACGCAGCGGTGACGATTGACTTCACGGCGGCGGGCGCGATTGCCCCGGCAATCCCGTCGATCCTCCTTGCTTCCGAGCGGATCGCCTGATGTCCGGCGGCTTTTCCTTCGACCTCGACGCAATGCGGGCGCGGGATGAGATCAACGACGCGCTGAGCGTCATGAAGACCGGCGCGCCGCCGATGCCACGGCTGCCGATGCCCCAGATGGGCATGCCGCAGCCGCAAATGCCGCCGATGCAACCGCAAATGGCTCAAATGCGGCCTCAAATGGCTCAGATGCAACCGCAAATGGCTCAAATGGGCGCGCAAATGGGCCAGATGCGCCCTCAAATGCCGCAAATGGGCGCTCCGTTGGGGCAAATGGGCGCTATGCGGCCGCTGATGGCGCCTCAAATGGGCCCTCCGTTGCGTTTTAAGCGCGGTGGACACGTCAGTGGCGACGATTTCGCCGTCAAGCGCGACGAATACGCCTCCGGGGGCGGTGCGTGGACGCGCAAAGAGGGCAAAAACCCTGAAGGCGGCCTAAATGCCAAGGGCCGCGCGTCTCTCAAGGCGCAGGGGCAAGACATCAAGCCGCCCGTGAGCGCAAAACAGGCTGCCAAGTCGCCCAAGTCGGCCGCGCGGCGCAAGAGCTTCTGCGCCCGGATGGGCGGCATGGAAGGCCCGATGAAGGACGAGAAGGGCCGCCCGACCCGCAAGGCGCTGGCGCTGCGCAAGTGGGACTGCAAGGCGCAGGGCGGCATGGTCGAGGGTTACGCCGAGGGCGGCGAGTCGCGCGTCAACGAGGCGGGCAACTACACCAAGCCGGGGATGCGCAAGTCGCTGTTCAACTCGATCAAGGCGGGCGGCAAGGGCGGCGCACCGGGGCAGTGGTCGGCGCGCAAGGCACAGATGCTGGCGCGTGAGTACAAGGCCAAGGGCGGTGGCTACCGTGATTAAGAAGCCGCAGCAGAGCCTCAAGGCGTGGACGAAGCAGGACTGGCGCACCAAGTCCGGCAAGCCCTCGACGCAAGGCCCTGACGCGACTGGCGAGCGGTATCTGCCGGCCAAGGCGATCAAGTCGCTGTCGGTCAAGGAATACGCCGCGACCACCCGCGCAAAACGAAAGGCGACTGCCGCTGGCAAACAGTTCGCCAAGCAGCCCAAGAAGGTTGCGGAAAAGACCGCCAGTTTTCGTGTGAAGGGATAAGGCAATGGACGGCTTCAAAGACAGCACCAAGATGAAGTACATGGGCGGCGGCATGGTCGGCGGCTACGCCAAGGGCGGCATGGCCAAGGGCGAGGCCAAAATCGGCAAGGTCATGGGCGAGTTCAAGAAGGGCGAGCTGCACAGCGGCTCGAAGGAAGGCCCGAAGGTCAAGAGCCCGAAGCAGGCTATCGCCATTGCTATGAGCGAGGCGCGCAAGGCCGGCATGAAGGCCCCGATGAAGAAGGGCAGCGGCGGTGACGTGAAGATGCCGTCCCCCGCCGAGAGCGCAGCCAGTGGCAACCGCATGGCCGAAATGGAGGCCAAGGAAGAGCGCTTCATGGCGCGCCGCGCGCCGGGCATGGGCTCCAAGACTGAGCGCGAAATGCGCGAGATGAAGAAGCGGGTGCCGGCCACGCGCCGCGAGCCGATGCTGCCGCCGGCCGGCGAGAGCGTGCGCAGCGGCAACCGCGTCTCGGCGCAGGAAGCCGCTGAGATGCGTGCCATGGGCCTGAAGAAGGGCGGCCTCGCCGCCATGCCGAAGAAGGGTTGCTGACATGTCGAGCCCGCTGCCTCCCCTCCCGGGCGAAACCCCGGAACAGCGCCAAGCCCGGCTGAACGCAGCGTACGAGGTTCAGGCGCGCATCGATGCCGAGCGGCGCGCCGAGTTGGAGACGCGGGAACAGGCTCGGCGCAGAGAGATGCAGGCGCGGATAGAGCGCATGCTGGGCTCTGCTTACGCGTTGCCGCCGCTGCCGCAGCTGCCGACGCCGGAAGTGCCGATCAGGCCGGATAGACCGGTTATGCTGCCGGAGGTACCGGTGGGCGTTGGCGCGCCGGTTATGCCGCCGCTGCCGACGACGCGACCAGACTCCAATGCTATCCCGACGGCCATTCTCACTGCTGAAGGTTACAAGCCGAACCCCGCGTACACTGCGGACGTTGCAATGCAACGATACCGCACCGAGTTGCCCAACAGCAGGTATTATACGCCGCAAGAAATTCAGCAAATTATGGGCCGCGTTGAAAGCGCATACGCCCAACCCGGCGTGACTGGCGCCCAGATCAGCGACGCGTACCGAAACGCTTCTATTGAGGTAACTTCGGCGAGGAACCGCCAACCTGTAGTTGATCCTGCTGCGTACGCGAACCAGCCGCCAGCGCCGGTTATTCCGCCGATGCCGGTTGGCGTTCGTGGCGCGGAGCCGCTGCCGCTGCCACCGCCGATCCCAACGCACTACGATCCGGAGCCTCCGTTGCCGACGCCGGTTATTCCGCCACGGCTTACGCCGGTTATGCCGCCTGCGCCGGTGGTAGCGCCCCCGGAGCTGCGGCCGCCGGCCCCGACGCCCATGGAGACGCTAAGCTCCGCTTTTCGGAGCTCGCCGTTTTTTGCGCCGAGCAGCCCGGACGACAGCCAGCCAACGCAACCGTCGCTCGGTATGTCCAGCCTGCTGGCGCCCCAGCCGGCCCTGCCAGCTGCGTATACGCCGCCGATGGAAGCGCCGGTCCCGTCGTTTAATCTGGGTGATCTCGGAGGCGTCCAAGACGCCTTCCAGAACCCGCCGAGCATGCGGCTCGGCGCCGGTATGCCGCGCATGGATTACACCCAGAACTTCTACGCCGTTAACCCCAACGAGGTGGCGATGTACAAGATGGGCGGCCTCGCCGTGAAGCCCAAGAAGGGCAAGTGCTGAGACGGGGTGCGTCTGGCTTGTCGCCGGACGCCCCCTCCTGTATAGTTGCCGCGCCAGAGATGCCTGCTCGTGCTAGTAGGCTGCTGATTGAAGCCAGCGAGCAAGGTTGATGGCATACAGCAACACGGTATCGCAGACGGTGTTCGACACCCGGAAGGTCATGGAAAATGCCTTCCGGCGCTGCCGTGTGCGCCCGGAGCAGATCACGGCAGAGTACGTCAGCGTCGCCAACGACCAGCTGTACCTGCTGCTCTCGGATCTCGCCAACATGGGCGCGCCCCTGTGGTGCATCGAGAAGCAGATCCTGCCGCTGTACGACGGCGTGGGCTACATCACGCTCGACGCCAAGGTCGTCGACATCCTCAACAGCAATTTGCGCCAGCTGCAGACCGTCAGCGGCACGAACACCACCACGGCCAGCACGCACACGATTGCCTTCGGCGGCGACACGTTCGTCACCACGGTCGGCGTGCGCTGGACGGCGGTCGCCGTGCCCATCGCCCTTGAGCGTTCGGCTGACGGCATCGTCTGGACGACTATTCAAACCGAAACGCCGACCGCCACAGCCGGGGAGTGGACTTGGTACGATCTCGAAAGCAGCGTTGCCACGCCGTATTTCCGCGTGCGGGCCACCAGCGGCAGCCTAAACTTCAGCGAGATCTACACCGGCAACACGCCGACCGAGATCCCGCTGGCGCGGCTGAACCGGGACGACTACACGAACCTACCCAACAAGAGCTTCCAGTCGAACCGGCCGCTGCAGTACTGGTACGACCGCTTGATCCCAAATCCCGTGATGCGGCTCTGGCCCGTGCCGAACAGTGGCGCGACTACGTTTCAGGTCGTGCTGTGGGTGCAGCGCTACATCATGGACGTTGGGACGATGACCCAACAAGTTGAGGTGCCGCAGCGCTGGTACGAGGCGATTGTCGCCATGCTGGCGTCGAAGCTGGCGCTCGAGATTGCCGAAGTCGACCCGGGCATCATCCCGCTGCTCGACCAGAAGGCGAACACGGCGCTGTACACGGCGCAGGCCGAAGAGCGCGACAACAGCCCGATGATGATCGCGCCGAACATCGCGATGTACACGAGGTAACGCGATGCCGCTGTATCTCGACACTCGCGGCCGCACCACGCTGGCGATTGGCATCTGCGGGCGCTGCAGCCGCAAGTTCAGCATGGACGAACTGCTGCCCGACCCTAACTACCCCGGGCTGCTCGTCTGCGACGTGGATCGCGACGAGTACGATCCATATCGCCTGCCTGCTCGCCAGCCCGAGAACATTGCCCTGCGCTTTGCGCGCCCTGACACGCCCATCGCCACGAACCCGGCCGGGACGATTGCCGAGAACGGCGATCAGTTCCTGATCAACGAGGGCAGCGATGAGTATCTGGAGCCGTAAATGACCACTGTACCCAGTAACCTCATCCCCACGCGCATCACGCAGCTCCCTGAGTATCAGGGCGTCAGCACGGCCGGATACCTGCCCTATGTCATCGACGGCGTCACCTACAAGGTGCAGTTCAGCAACATCGCGGCTGTGGGCGCGGTGCCGTCGAGCCGGACGATCACTGGCGGGGGTGGCCTCACCGGTGGCGGCGACCTCTCTGCTGATCGGGTCATATCTATTGCTGCTGGCGGTGTTGGTTTCAGCCAGCTTGCTAACAGCGGTGTGGTCCCGGGCACCTACGGCGACGCCGCGAATATCCCGGTTCTAGACGTCGACGCCAAGGGGCGCGTCACCGTCGCCAGCACCACGCCGATCAACCTCAGCAACTACGTGCCGACCTCGCGCAGCCTCATCGCTGGCGCCGGCCTGACGGGCGGCGGCACGCTGTCGGCCGACCGCACCATCTCGCTGATCCTGTCGACGGCCGCGCCCCAGTCCGGCGGCGTGCCGACTGCGGGCGTTAACAGCGTCGCGGCGCGCGAGGACCACGTGCACCCGGCCGTGGACCTGTCCGATACCACTGAGACCTCTGGCGTGCTCCCCATGTCTCGTGGCGGCACCGGCAGCAGCCTAAGCCCTGTTGCCGGTGCCGTAATGTACAGCGACGGCTCAAACGTCGACCTGTCGAACCCCGGCACGGCCAACCAGCTTCTCTTCTCCGAGGGCTCCGCCGCGCCGACGTGGCGCAGCCTGACGGGCGGCACGACCGGCCTGATCTTCAGCCTCAGCGGCAGCGCCTACGCTCTGGGCGGCACGCTGGACATCGGCGCGGGCGGCACGGGCGCCACGACGGTGACGTCGGCGCGTGTCAACCTGCTGCCCAGCTACAGCGGCAACGCCGGGCGCGTTCTGGCCCTGAACACCGGCGGCACGGACCTCGAGTGGGTGTCCGTCGCCGGCGCGGGCACTGTCACGAGCGTCAACGCAAGCGGCGGCACGACCGGCCTGACCTTCAGCGGCGGCCCGATCACGAGTGCCGGCACGCTGACGCTGAGCGGCACTCTGGGCCCCGTCAACGGCGGCACGGGCATCTCCAGCTACGCCGTGGGCGATCTGCTCTTCGCCAATACGACGACGCAACTCGACAAGCTGACCGTCGGCGCGACGAACTTCCTGCTGGCGTCGAACGGCACGGCCCCGGCCTACGTCGATCCGGCCACTGTCACCGTCGGCAACGCCACCAACGCGGTGAACGCCACGAGCGCGACGACTGCCACCTCGGCGACGTCGGCGACCACCGCCACGAACGTCGCTGGCGGCGCTGCGGGCTCGATCCCGTATCAGACGGCGACGAGCACGACGGCCATGCTGGCTGCCGGCACGGGCGTGCTGGTGGGCGGCTCGACGCCGTCCTACACGATGACGCCATCGCTGACGCAGGTGACTGTCGCAGGCAACCCCTCGACCGACCTGCAAGTCGCCACGAAACAGTATGTCGACGGGCTGGTCTCGAGCGGCATCACGTATCACACGCCGGTCAAGTACGAGGTGCCCAGCGCGACGGGCAACCTCAACGCCATCTACAACCAGCCGGGCGGTCCCGGTGTGGGCGTCGGTGCGACGCTGACCAATAACGGCACCAAGGCCGCTTTCGCCCCCGACGGCCCCACGGCGCAGGTTGGCGACCGCATCCTGATCTACAACCAGACCAACGCCTTCGAGAACGGCATCTACGAGGTTGTCACGGTCGGCACCCCGGATCCGGGCGGCACTAACTGGGTGCTGCGCCGCACGACTGATGCCGACACCTACGGCCTGAAGAGCCCGACCTCGCTGGGTAACGGCGACGCCTTCTTCGTCACGGCGGGCGACACGGGCGCGGGCGAAACCTATGTGGTGAATACCGTCGGGACGATCACGTTCGGCTCGACGGCGATCAACTTCGTTCAGATCTCGGACAGCACGCTCTATACGGCGGGCAATGGCCTGCAGCTTACCAGCGGCACCGTCTTCAGCCTGATCAGCCCCGTCGTCACCAGCAACGGCGGCACGGGCCTGACGAGCTTCACGGCCAATGGCGCGCTGTATGCGACCTCGACCAGCGCCCTGACGACGGGCACGCTGCCGGTCGCCTCGGGCGGCACTGGCCAGACGAGCTACACCAACGGCCAGCTTCTGATCGGCAAGACCGACGGCACGCTCGCCAAGGCGACGCTGACGGGCGGCACCGGCATCAGCGTGACGAACGGCGACGGCACCGTGACGGTGACGAACAGCGCGCCCGATCAGGTCGTGAGCATCACGGGCGGCACGAACATCAGCGTCACCGGCACGTACCCGAACTTCACCGTGTCGGCCACCGGCGGCGGCACCGTGACGTCGGTTGACGTGAGCGGCGGCACTACGGGCCTGACGTTCAGCGGTGGCCCGGTGACCGGCGCAGGCACGATCACGATGGCCGGAACGCTGGCTATCGCCAACGGAGGCACGAACGGCACGGCTAACCCGGCGGCGGGCGCTGTTGCCTTCGGCACGGGTACGGCATACGGTTTCACTAGTGTTGGCACTGCGGGCCAAGTTCTGGTATCTAACGGGGCGTCAGCGCCCTCGTTCGGCGGCATTGACGGAGGTACATTCTAATGGCGGCCAGCGGCTTCACGCCCATTCAACTCTTCCGTTCGTCCACTCCGGGTGCGACGCCGACGGCTCTCAGCCTCGCGGCGGGCGAACTGGCGCTGAATACCGCTGACGAGAAGCTGTTCTTTAAGAACGCCAGCGGCAGCGTTGTCGCGTTCTCCGGCGGCTTCACCTACACCGACGTCAAGACCGCGAACTACACCGCCAAGGCGGGCGAAGGCGTCCTGACCAGCACGACGGGCGGCGCGTTCACGGTTACGCTGCCGGCCACTCCGGCCACGGGTGTGCAGGTCGTCGTCGCCGATGCAGGCGGCGCGTGGGCCACGAACAACCTGACCATCGGGCGCAATGGCGCGACGATTGAAGGCGTTGCAAGCGACCTGATCTGCAACATCAGCAACGTCAGTGTGACGTTGGTCTACAGCGGCACGACGTGGCAGGTCTACGCTCAGGCCGGCGGGGCTGGCGGCAGCCTTGACATTAACTCGCAGACCACGGGCACGCTGAACGTCAACCGTGGCGGTACGGGCGCAACCTCGCTGACCGCTAACGCCGTGCTGATCGGCAATGGCACGTCCGCCGTTACGGCGGTCGCTCCGGGCACCTCGGGCAACGTGCTGACCAGCAACGGGACGTCATGGACGAGCGCGACGCCGGCGGGGGGCGCGTCTTTTCAAGAGTTTACGTCTTCAGGAACGTGGACGAAGCCGTCTTCCGCCGTGTTTGTCATGGTTGAAGTCTGGGGCGCCGGTGGTGGTGGCGCCTCAGGAGCACGCTACGATACCTCAGGAGACCCGCGAGCCGGGGGCGGCGGTGGCGGCGGGGCTTACGCCTATCGGCTTTTCCGTGCCTCCGATTTGTCCAGCACAGAGTCTGTCACGATTGGTGCAGGCGGTGCGGGCGGCGCGGCTCGAACGACAAACTCTACCGAAGGCCAAGACGGCGGAAACGGAGGAAATTCTACGTTCGGATCGTTTTTGACAGGCTATGGTGGCGGCGGAGGAAGGGGCGGCAGCGCCCAGTTCGCAGGTCAAGGCGGAAATGGTGGCGGGGTGTTGAGCGCCGCTTCGGGCTTCTCTACGGTTGGCGAGCCTTTGGCGGCTGACCCCAACTCCTCCTTTAGCCGCAGCGGCCAATTCGGCGGGGGGAACGGGGGGCTTGGCACTACAACCGGTCCGGCTTCTGGTTTTGGCGGAGCCGGGGGCGGACAGGCTTCTAACACTTCCATTGTTGGTGGGGGTATTTCGTATCAAGGCGGCATGGGCGGCGGCGCAGGCGGTTCTATCTCGGGCGGCGGTTTGTGGAGTGCCGGCGCTGGCGGCGGCGGCATTAGCGGTATTCGCGGCGGCGGTGGCGCGGCTGGCGGAACTGGCGCGGCGGGCAGCAACGGTACGGGACGCGCTGGCGGCGGCGGCGGCGGGGCATCGTTGTCCGCCGCTGGAGGCGCGGGCGGAGCGGGCGGCGTTGCCTCTGGCGGCGGCGGTGGCGCGGGCGCGCTTAACGGCTTCAACAGTGGCGCAGGCGGCAACGGCGGCAACGGTCTTGTCCGCGTCTATAGCTGGTAAGGGGCTGATCTGATGCGCGCAGCAATCATTGAAAACGGCGTTGTCGTCAACATCGCGGTCGCAGATCCGGACTTTGCAGCCGAACAGGGCTGGATCGTCAGCGACGTGGCGCAGATCGGCGACCTGTGGGACGGCGGGACGTTCACGTCGCCACCCGCCCCAGAGCCTGCACCGGCTCCCCAGCCGCCGACCAAGGAAGAGCTTCTCGCCCAGCTTCAGGCGCTTCAGGCGCAGATTATCGCGCTCGGGGAATGACCCGAGGCCGCCTTGTGATATAAGGGACACGCCCTATGACGACGCTCTCCTCGATCCTGCCTCCGGTTAATATCAGCACGGCCAGCGGCACGCTCCCGGTCGCCAACGGCGGCACCGGAACGGGCACCGCCACCGGCACGGGAAACCTCGTGCTGTCGGCAGGCCCGACCCTGACCGGAGCGATTTCCACCAACGGCTCGATGCGCCAGACGGCGCTAACTGTGGCCGCTGCCGATGTGGACTGCTCGACCGGCAACTTCTTCACGCGAACGGTTAGCGGCAACGTGACCTTCACGTTCAGCAACCCGCCTGCCAGCGGCACGGCGTATGCCTTCACGTTTGAGATCATCCACACCAGCGGCACGATTACGTGGCCGGCTTCCGTTCGCTGGCCGGGCAACACCGCGCCGACGCTCACGACGGGCCGCACGCACTTGATCACGTTTGTGACGGATAACGGCGGCACCATCTGGTACGGCGCTCCGCAGACCAACTATCAGGTGTAAGCGATGGACAGCGTATCTCGCGCATTGCTGATGACGGGTGGCGAGAGCATTACGCCGCCGGGGCAGCAAGCGTATACGACGCAAGGCACGTATTCGTGGGTCGCGCCTGTTGGTGTCACCAGCGTGTCTGTCGTATGCGTGGGTGCAGCAGGGGGCGGCAGCCCCGGCAACGGCGGCGGCGGTGGAGGGCTTGGGTATAAGAACAACATACCGGTTGTCCCCGGAAACTCTTACACCGTGGTTGTCAGTAGCCCTGACAGCTACTTTATCAACACAAGCACAGTGCGCGGCGGTGGGGGGTCTTTTGGGAACCCCGGTTCTGGCGGAACTTATACAGGCGACGGCGGCGGCAACGGCGGCAGGAGCGGCACCGGCAACGCAATTATGGGGGGAGGCGGGGCTGGCGGTTACTCCGGCGCTGGTGGCCAAGGTGGCTCCGGTTTTGGCTTTCCGGGACTTAGCGGCGCTGGCGGCGGCGGAGGCGGCGGCGGAAGCGGAAACTCTATTACGTCTGGTGGTGGTGGTGGTGGTGTCGGGCTACTAGGCCAAGGTTCCAATGGTGCTGGCGGCAGTGCCGCTGGCGGGGGTAGCGGTGGTTCTGGGGGTACCGCTGGCGGCGGCGGCTCCACGTTTTTTGAAGATGACAGTTTTGTGCCGGGTTCTGCCGGAACGGGCGGGCAGCGGGCCGGCGGTCAGGGCGGCGGCAACCTCGACGGGTTCAGCGCCGGCAACGGCGCTGTTCGCATCATCTGGCCCGGCAACACCCGGCTTTTCCCATCAACCAACACGGGTAACGTCTGATGACCATGTTCATTCAACTCGCTGACGGCAAGCCGGTCGGCCACGCTGTCACCGAGGAAAACTTCCGCTTGCTGTTCCCGAACACGAGCTTCTCTTGGCCGTTCGTTGCGGAGGACATCGAGCCGTTGGGCTTCGGTTTGTACGACTTCAGCAGCCAGCCCGAACTGGGCGTGTTCGAGAAGGCCGTCGAAGTGACGCCGGTCAAGGACGAGTATGGCCGCTGGCGTCAGACGTGGGCTGTTGAGCCGATGAACGACGAAGAGGTCGCTGCCCGCACCGCGCAGGAGTGGGGCACGGTTCGCGGCAGGCGGAACTTCCTGCTGGATCGCAGCGACCGCCATGTCGTCCGCGCCGTCGAAGCTGGTGAGCCTGTGCCCGCCGCGTGGGTCGCCTACCGGCAGGCGCTGCGCGACCTGCCAGCTACGCAAGCCGATCCGTTCAACATCGTCTGGCCGGAAATGCCGAAGTGATCGAGCAGCTTATCAGCCGGGTCTTCTACGCCCGCAACCTCGCGCACTACGAGCACTGGCGCACGAAGAGCTACGCCCAGCACAAGGCGCTGGGCAAGTTCTACGAGGACGTCGTCGAGGCGCTCGACGCGCTGGTCGAGGCACATCAGGGCCTGAACGGCCTGATCGGCAGCATCCCGGCCCCGGCCGACACCAAGAGCGACTGCCTGAAGACGCTCAAGGCCGACGCCGAGTGGATTGAAGCAAATCACGAAGACATCTGCGGGGGCAACCGTGCGGTCGCGAACCTCATCGACAACGTCACGGGCCTCTACCTCTCGACGATCTACAAGCTCGAAAACCTCAAGTGACGCGGCGATGAGCACCGAGATCCTCACCGTCAAGCTGGAGGCGCTGCACACCGACGTCTCCGAGATCAAGTCGGCCCTCGACAAGGTCTCCGAGGCGATCACGAAGCTGGCGCTCGTCGAGCAGCAGCAGAACCAGATCGCCTCGTCGCTGGAGCGCGCCTTCAAGGCCATCGGCAAGGTCGAGGACCGGCTGACGGCCCTTGAGCAGAACGCGCCGACGGTGACGGAGACGGCGAAGTGGATCGACCGTGGACTCGTCGCGCTGGCCGGCGCTGGCGCCGTTCTGATCGGGAAGACTTTCGGACTGGGTTGACGCCCGGCTTGCCGGCTGTGCAAGACGCCAATCCATGCTATAAGGGAGTGTCATGGCCACCACGATGACCTTCACGACGCTCCAGCAGGACGTGCGGCGCTACCTTGAGCGCGGCTCGTCCTTCGCGGCTGACCCTGTCGTATTCGAGCAGATTCCGCGCCTGATCAACCTCGCCGAGCGCCGCATCGCCCGCGAGCTGAAGATTCAAGGCTTCATCAACGTCGTCACCGGCACGTTGCAGAGCGGCGTGGCTGTGTACGACAAGCCCGACCGCTGGCGCGACACTGTCAGCATCAACATCGGCACGGGCGTGAACAACAACACGCGCAAGGTCCTCTTCGCGCGCGCCTACGAGTACCTGCTGAGCTACTGGCCGGATCGCACCGACACGGCGCAGCCCGAGTACTACAGCGAGTACGACTACGACCACTGGCTGATCGCTCCGACGCCCGACGCGGACTACCCGTTCGAGGTGCTGTACTACGAGCTGCCGCCGCTGCTCGACGACGCCGTCCAGACCAACTGGCTCACGGACTACGCGCCGCAGCTGCTCCTGTACGGCACGCTGCTCGAGGCGACGCCCTTCCTCAAGAACGACGAGCGCATCCCCGTCTGGCAGAACATGTACGACCGCGCCGCCGCGATGCTGAACGGTGAGGACCTCGCCAAGATCCTCGACCGCGCGTCGGTGCGCAAGGAGACGTGATGTACACCTTGTACAAAATCACATGCTCCGCCAACGGTAAGGCGTATGTCGGCTACACGTCGAAGACGGCGGAAGAGCGCTTTCGCGCGCACTTGCTCAACGCTAAGTGGAAGCGCCGAACAGCTTTGTACGATGCTATCCGCAAGTACGGACCGGAGGCGTTTTCAGTTGAAGTACTTCTGGCGTGCAAGGACCATGCTTCGGCGTGCGAGCACGAGGTGCGGCTTATCGCGGAGATGAACTGCTTGCTCCCCGCCGGCTATAACATGACACTGGGCGGTGACGGCGTTCCGCTCACTGAAGAGCAGCGCGCTGCCGCAAACGCCAAAAAGCGGGGCGTTTGCAGCCCGAAACAGCTCGCAGCAAACCAGCGCCGTAGGGGGCAGAAAGTCTCCGACGAGACCCGGGCTAAGCTCAGCGCTGCGCGCAAAGGGCGGAAACAAAGCGCGGAGCACGTCGCCAAACGCGCTGCGGCGTTCCGCAAAACCATCGAGGCGCAGATCGCAGCGGGAACGCGGTCTCCGCCCCCTGAGCGCAAACCGAAACGTATTACCGCTCCTAAATTGACGCGCCCTAAAGGCCCGCGCGTTTGGACTGCGGAAGACCGCGCTCGCGAACGCGAGAGGGCGCTTACGCAGTGGACGCCGGAAGCCCGGCAAGCTGCCCGAGAACGGGCAGCTAGACAGTGGACCGAAGAGGCCCGTAAAAAAGCCTCGGAGCAAAAGCGCGCCAGATATGCTAAGCAACGCGCGGAAAGGTTGGCCGCATGACTAGCACCTATACGGCTGTGTTTGGTGGCACGACGATCTACCCGTCGGACGTGTCGTATCTGGCGCTCGCCCTCACGGCCGACACGGCGCTGGAGTGGCCGCTGGAGAGCAACACGCTCCTGCGGCCGGCGGCGCGCATCATCGACGTGACGCCCACCGGTGCGTACTCCATCAACCTGCCGCCCGCCGACGAGACGGGCAACGGCCAGACCATCCTCTTCAACAACCTCGGCCCGTCGACGATCACCGTCAAGAACAGCGTGGGTGGCACGCTCCTGTCCATCGCGCAGGGCGAGCAGTGGCAGATCTACCTCGTAGACAACACCACCGCCGCCGGCACGTGGCGCACCTTCCGCTACGGCGCGGCCACGGCGCAGGCTCAGGCCTCGGCGCTGGCCGGCTACGGCCTGACGGCCACCGGCTCGACCCTGTCGCAGTCGGCGCCGGTCACGCTCTTCAACGCCAACTACACCGCCGGTGCCCCCGACCGCGCCAAGATGTTCGTCTGGACGGGCGGCCTTGGCACGCTGACGCTGCCGACGGCTGCGGGCGTGGGCAGCGACTGGTTCGTCGCCGTGCGCAATGGCGGCAGCGGCAACCTCGTCGTCGACCCGCAGGGCCTCGAGACGATCAATGGCGCGGCCAGCCTGACGCTCGCGCCGGGCGACAGCGCCACGGCTGTGACGGACGGCGTCAACTGGTACACGCTGGGCCTCGGCCAGAGCGCGGTGTTCGCCTTTGACTACACCTCGGTCAACATCGGCGGCCAGAGCGGCAACTACACGCTGACGGGCGCTGAGCTGAACCGCATCGCCTACGCCTTCACGGGCGCGCTGGCGGGCAACGTCGACATTGTCGTGCCCAAGACGACCCAGCAGTACTGGGTCTCGAACGAGACGACCGGTGCGTTCACCTTGCGCGTCAAGACCAACACCCAGTCGCCCGGCGTCCTCGTGACGCAGGGCGCTCGCGCCATCCTGTACTGCAACGGCAGCGACGTGGTGGACGCCGAGACGGGCGGCATCGCCACGCCGGTGGCCATCGCCGACGGCGGCACCGGTGCCACGACGGCGGGCGGCGCGCTGATCAATCTGGGCGGCACGGCGGTCGGCACGGCGCTCTTCACGGCCGCCACGACCAACGACGCGTGGACGGCGCTCGGCGTAGCCCCGGCCGGCACCGTGAACGGCGGCACGTTCTAAATGGCGTCTCGCGTCGTCCAGATCAGATCGCAGCCGGGCATCAAACGCGACGGCACCAAGTTCGAGGGCGACAACTACGTCGACGGGCAGTGGGTGCGCTTTCAGCGCGGGCTGCCGCGCAAGATCGGCGGCTACCGCGCCATCAGCAAGTACCTGCGCGAAGTCAGCCGCGCGATGCACGAGTTCACGCAGAACAGCCTGACGTACGTGCACAGCGGCTCGGCCAACCTGCTCGAGCGCTTCTACATCGACAACGGCTTCAACACGTCGGTCATCACGAACCGCACGCCGTCTACGCTGGCGACCGATCCGAACAACATGTGGCAGTTCGATGCCATCGCCGCGCCGGGCCTCGGCGGCATGCAGCTCGTGGCGCAGGTCGCGCCGAACCTCAACTGCATCTGCAACAGCCTCGGCGGGCAGCTCTTCTACGGCGACCTGTTCGGCACCGCGCCGCTGCAGCCGATCACCAACCTGCCCACCGGCTACAGCGTTACAGGCGGTGTGGCTGTGCTGCACCCGTACACGTTCATCTTCGGCAACGACGGCTACGTGGCGTGGTCCGTCGCCGGCGACCCTACCGATTTTACTAGCCTAGGCTCGGGCGCAGCCAACATCGCTTCGCAGAAGATCGTGCGCGGCGTGGCGCTGCGCGGCGGTCCGGGCAACTCGCCGTCCGGCCTGTTCTGGTCGGCCGACTCGCTGGTGCGTGCCTCGTTCGTCGGCGGCAACGCCGTGTTCCAGTTCGACACGATCAGCACGCAATCGTCGATCCTCGGCGCGAACACGGTCATCGAGTACGACGGCATCTTCTACTGGGTGGGCACCGACCGCTTTCTGATGTTCAACGGCGTCGTGCGCGAGGTGCCGAACCAGCTAAACCTGAACTACTTCTTCGACGGCCTCAACCAGTCGCAGCGCCAGAAGGTGTTCGCGATGAAGGTGCCGCGCTACGGCGAGATCTGGTGGTGCTATCCGCGCGGCGACGCCACGGAGCCGTCGCACGCCGTCATCTACAACATCCGCGAAAACACGTGGTACGACTGCGAGCTGCCCAACGGCGGCCGCAGCGCGGCCGTGTCGCCGACGGTGTTCCCGAAGCCGATCATGACCGGCATCGTGCCGAGCGTCGCGCCGGACGCCACGCGCGTCACCGAGGCGAGCGACACGCGCATCACAGAGACGGGCGGCGACGTGCGCGTCACCGAGGACAGCGGCGTGGACCAGTACCGCCTGTGGGTGCACGAGGTCGGCGTGGACGAGATCGACGGGCTGAACATTCAGCCCGTGCTGAGCTACTTCGAGACGGCCGACCTGTCGCTGCCGGTTACGGCGCAGGAGAACAAGGCGCTGCAGGTGCTCATGGTTGAGCCTGACTTCGTGCAGAGCGGTGACATGACAATGCGCGTGACGGGTCGCGCCAACGCCAAGGCGCCCGAGGTCACGACCGACGCGCACACGATCTACGAGACGCCGCCGACGCCGCAGGATCAGGTCGTGTACTTCAAGACGCAGCGCCGCGAACTGCGCTTCCGCTTCGAGAGCAACACGCTCGGGGGCGACTACCAGATGGGCTTGGTGCTGGCACACGTGCAGCCCGGCGACGGCACGGTCATCGGATGATCGACCCGCGCGGCATGGAATTGATCGATTGGGCTGATAGCGTTATATTGGCTGTTGGAGACGCATGGTCGTTTGGTCGGCTTAACGACGAGAACGACTGGCAGGATTGGGCGGTAGGATTTGTGCGCGCGTCCGACTTCACGCAGCGCGTCGTACCTGACCCGTATCAGTTCGATGACTGGCGCGAGTGGGCTATGCGGGCCTACCCGATGCTCGAAGGGACGGGTTGATGGCTGACGGCGAGTTTTCCGCGTTTCGTGGCGGCGAGTACACCGGGCGTATGGGCGCTGACGGCGAGCCTGAACGTTTTGCGGACGTGCGCGGCGGTGACCCCCGCCTGCAGCAGCAGCGCGAGCTGGAGCTGTACCAGCAGCGTCTGCAGTCGCCTGTCACCCTTAGTTCGTGGATGACCGGCGCAAACAAGGACGTGCGCGGCCTCGACCCGACCGGCCAGATTGCTCTCAACCCCGGCACGCGGTACCAGATCCGCGACTACACCGGCAACCGCAGCGGCGAAGTCATTGCCTCGGGCAGCACGCCCGAGGAGTTCCTGCGCATGCAGGACATCGCCCGAGGCCTCGCCAATCAGGGCCGCTTTGCGGATTACCGCATCGAGCAGGTGGGCGGCACGCCGGCCGGCGGCCTCGCCCAGTACACCGACCCGACGACCGGCGAGGCGGTGACGCTGCTCGGCGGCGACTTGTATAACAAGCCCGGCACTGCCGTCATCGCCGACATCGCGAAGATCGCTGCGCCCATCGC